TGGACACAGGTTCGTACATTTTTAACGCACTGGTTTCAGGTAGCGTATTTGGTGGTGTATCTGGGAATAAGATTACTGCTATTGCTGGAGAGTCTTCTACTGGAAAGACTTTCTTCTCTCTCGCTGTCGTTAAGAATTTCCTTGATTCCAATCCTGATGGTTACTGCCTCTATTTTGACACTGAGGCTGCTATTACCAAATCTCTGATTGAATCGCGTGGAATTGATACCTCTCGTTTGGTTGTTGTTAATGTTGTCACTATTGAGGAGTTTCGTGGCAAAGCACTCAAAGCAGTAGATATATACCTTAAGAAACCATTAGAAGAACGCAAACCTTGTATGTTTGTGTTAGACTCTCTGGGTATGCTTTCCACTGAGAAGGAAATCACTGACGCACTCAACGACAAACAAGTTCGTGACATGACCAAATCACAATTGGTTAAAGGTGCATTCCGTATGCTTACTCTCAAGTTGGGTCAAGCAAACATTCCAATGATCGTTACCAACCATACCTACGATGTTATCGGAGCTTACGTACCAACTAAAGAAATGGGAGGAGGCAGCGGCCTCAAATATGCAGCGTCTACAATCATCTATCTTAGCAAAAAGAAAGAAAAGGACGGAACAGAAATCGTCGGCAATCTTATCAAAGCTAAGACTGCTAAGTCGCGTTTGAGTAAGGAGAACAAAGATGTTACGGTACGTTTGTATTACGATGAGCGTGGCCTTGATCGTTATTATGGTCTTCTTGAACTCGGTGAGATTGGCGGTCTCTGGAAAAACGTTGCTGGGCGATACGAGATTGACGGCAAAAAAGTCTATGCTAAAGCAATTCTCAAAGAACCCGAAGTATATTTCACTCCAGAAGTAATGGATCAATTAGACCAAATAGCAAAACAGGAGTTCAGTTATGGATCGTAAACGCAGGTTTAAAGAAACTGATAAGGGAAAAGAATTCATTGAAAGTGGAATGACCCTTATCACTGAACCTGAGAGCGACAAATATCTAAACAATGGAAAACATCAAAATTTTGAAGACGAAAATAAACGTCAACAAAGTAATTGAACAATTAAAGAAATATCCACAGGACTGGGATCATCAGAAACATCTGAAGGATTCTCAGTCCTTAGTTGATAGGGGATTTGCAGACTTGCCAGTAAGTGCCCTTCAACTTATAATGGGTGGGGTTCGTAACAAAGAAGACTTTGTTGGGGATTCTGAGATCAATGTTAAAACTCCAGCATATTCTCATCACAGTGAGATTCGAAAGATCATACGCAAGCATTTTAAGAACGCAGAGATTCATAGGTGCGGTTTTCTTTCACTTCCTGTAGATGAAATTGTAGGAGCACATATTGACGAAGGAACTTACTACCTAACCAGAGATAGATATCATCTTTCTATCATTGGTAGGTATCAGTACTTTTGTGGCAATGAAAGTATCATTGTAGAACCAGGAACTCTCTTATGGTTCAACAATAAATTACCTCATGGAACCGTTAACATCGGTGATGAGACAAGAATAACATTTGTATTTGATATACCTCATGGATAAAGTTGAAGTCCTAATCCTCAGAAATCTTCTTTACAATGAAGAGTATCTTCGTAAAGTTGTGCCTTTTATTAAGGCAGAATATTTTGAAGACATCAATCAGAAGATTGTGTTTGAAGAGATTCTTAATTTTGTCACTGAGTACAATCAACCAACTACAAAAGAAGTTATTTGTATTGAGGTGGAGAAGAGATCTGATATAACAGATTCTACCTTTCAAGAGATAACTAAACTGATTAGTTATCTTGAAGATGTTCCGACTGACTTTGGATGGTTAGTTGATACAACAGAAAAATGGTGCAGAGATCGTGCCATCTATCTGGCATTGATGGAATCAATTGCTTTGGCAGATGGTAAGGATGATAAAAAAGATAGAGATGCTATTCCAAGCATTCTATCTGATGCTCTCGCAGTATCTTTTGATACTCACGTTGGACATGACTATTTGATTGATTATGAACAGCGTTATGAATCCTATCACAAGAAAGAAGACAAGATCGAATTTGATCTTGAGTATTTTAATAAAATTACGAAGGGTGGTCTTCCAAATAAGACTCTTAATATTGCTCTTGCTGGCACTGGTGTCGGTAAAAGTCTCTTTATGTGCCATGTCGCATCTTCCGCCTTATTATGTGGGAAGAATGTACTTTATATCACGCTTGAAATGGCTGAGGAAAAAATTGCAGAACGAATTGACGCTAACCTTCTCAATGTCCCCATTCAAGAGATTAGTCAACTTCCTAAAGTGATGTTTGAAAGTAAGGTAACTAACCTTTCTAAGAAAACTCAAGGAACCCTAATTATTAAGGAGTACCCTACAGCATCTGCCCATAGTGGACACTTTAAATCACTTCTTAATGAACTTGCACTTAAGAAGTCATTCCGTCCTGATATTATTTTCATTGATTACCTTAATATATGTGCTTCCTCGCGGTATCGCGGGAATAGCACTGTCAATTCATATAGCTATATCAAAGCGATTGCTGAGGAACTTCGAGGGTTGGCTGTTGAGGCAAACGTCCCTATCGTTTCTGCCACGCAGACCACTCGCTCTGGTTATGGTAGCAGTGACGTTGAACTTACTGATACTAGTGAATCCTTTGGTCTCCCTGCTACTGCTGATCTTATGTTTGCCCTTATTTCTACAGATGAGCTTGAAGAACTGGGACAAATTATGGTAAAGCAATTGAAGAATCGATACAATGATCCAACAGTTCATAAACGATTTGTAGTTGGTATTGATCGTGCTAAGATGCGTCTCTATGATTGTGAACAGTCTGCACAGAACGAAATCCTTGACAAGGGTAGAGAGGAAGAGTATACTTATGAAGAAAACAAACCCAAAAAATCATTTGACGGATTTAAATTCTAGTATGACAAAACAAATTGACACTAAAAAATATGTTGAGTTTGTTCGCCAAACGACTAGTCCTGCAAGTTCTGATCTTGCAAAACTTTTGACTCGTCTGACTGAACTTGATGTTGAAGCAGATGCAGATGTCCCTCGTTTGATGACAGCAGCATTTGGCATCAGCGCAGAAGCAGGTGAGTTTACTGAAGTTGTAAAGAAAGTTTTTCTTCAAGGCAAACCCTGGAATGATGAAAATGCTTTCCACTTGAAGCGTGAACTTGGTGATATCATGTGGTATCTTGCTCAAGCATGTATGGCACTTGATACTTCGTTTGAAGAGATTCTTGAAATGAATTATGAGAAACTGAGTGCTCGCTATCCTGAAGGATCCTTTGATGTATATCGTTCTGAAAATCGTAAGGAGGGAGATCTGTGACTAAGAGAGAATTTATGACTAGTTCAGGTGACATCTTTGAATGGGAAGAAACCGATGAGGTTCGTAAAGCAGTAGAACGACTGCACGAAACTATTAGACAAAATAAACTTAACGAGAAAGAAGATGATCAGCGTTGAAATGGATGTTCGTTCTGCCGCTGCAGTACGTCAAGCACTATTTGAATCTCAGAATGAATTCACTTACAATCCCACTTGTGTGCCACAGCGCATTAATCAGATTCGTGAAGTGATCACTGAAATTGACAAACAAATTGAGAATGAATTGAAGAATGAAACTACTGACGCTTGAAGATTATCAAAAGGCAGGTGAAGAATTTTGGCCTAAGTATTGGTACATTGCTAAAGAACTTGGTGATGGTGCTAAACCAGAAGACATTTTGAAAGTTATGGAAGCAATTGGTGGCGTTGCGCTAAAACTTGCACTGGAAGAAAAAGAAACATCTTTTGGATTTAATAAAAGATTAAATGGAGATGGAGCACCGATTATAGATTCCCCAGAAGAAGCACCTCCTGGAACAGTTCCAATCTACGATGCTGAATCTAAACAGTGGGGAGCATATGAACTTTGAAAAAGAAAATCAGCATAATGAGCAATCAGAAATTGCAAAAAAGAAATTGATTGATGATGTTTTTTATGTTGAGAAAGGACGATTTCTTTGGAATGGTGTAGACAAAGAAGGTAAGAACCTTGTTTCTGCTTTGACTGAAGAAGATTGCATCAGAGCAGCCAGATTTTATTTGAAAGGGTTGCAAGAAGGATGGCCTGATGACACAATCAAACATGAAGGAACTGTTGGTGGTAAACTCTGAGACCCTTTAAGGGTCTTTTTTTATAAATATCCATAGAAGAATAGAAATTTTCCAAAATGGATCTGAATAATCTTAGAGGTTTGATGGAAGCAT